CTTTATTCAATCTAAAAGGTATAGCCAACTTGACTAATGGAAATATAACAATAACTGACGGTTATACAATTCCTAGATTTGGTGGTGTGCTGAATAATACTAACAATGCCAACACAAATGAATTAGTAGACGTGTTTGCGCCTGTACACTCACTTCGTGTAGGTGATATGGGTAATGGTAGAGGTGTAAGATATCCAACTGCATTCAACGAAGATATACTCACAGAACTATCAACTCCTGTGCATAAGACTGGTATTGTACTGAGTCATAATACTGCTGAACCGTTATTCGGTGATGGTTTATTACGCCCCCGTAACGCTGTACTGCAAGCCGATGAAGTTAAGAGAGGTATCAGCGCTAAACTAGGTATAGATGACTTTGGTTTGTTAAAATCAGAAGCAACAGTCAGTGATAGAATAGAAGAGATAGTTGGTTCAAGTGTACACAAAGATGTCATTTCACGTAGCAGCCCAAGAATTGGAGTCGATGCACAAGTGGTAGAAGGTATAGAACAAAACCACGTAGTCATAAACACAGAAGCACATAGTCTACACACTGACAGAAATGTTGGTCAACGAGTTATATTGGAAGGTGCTATGCAAATCGAGGGTAGCCTAGCGAATGCTGATTATACAACTATTGGATTCAATAGACAAAGTGCTGGCTCTGCTGTTTCTGCTGTACATAGATACTCACACACTAATGTGTTTAGACCATATGGTGGTTCATACATAATTGAAACAAAGAGTTATGCTGGTTTATTCAATGACTTAGGTTGGGGAGTAGCATCCTTGACTGGTAGTAATGATACTAGTAATCCTTACCAAGATGTTAACCAATACAATACAGATAGTGTGAGAAATAATGAGCGAGATAATATTGTAAAGTTTATGGTTAGACCTGTAAGAGTCTTAGATGCTAAACACACGGAAGTATATCGCATACACAATTCACTACACAGTAATTCACCACAATATACTCAAAATTATTTACACGCGTCGTCGGGTGGTAAGTATGGTATATTCACATACGAAGTAGAAAATGGTAGAGCGCCTGTTGCAAATTTACCAACTGGAAGGAGTCTACCTGACAGTAATGGGCCGTATATTCCTATATTCGTATTCGACCATGCTGGAGCATTCACTACACCTCTTAGTTACGGACCAAAGTTACTAGGTACAGGTGTAACTGGATTTGATAGTACTAGTCTGAAATCTAGTGTATCTAGGGTTATCATAAGCGAAAACACGCTACAACACCATCGTTCTGATGCACCAAGAAGAAGGCAAGAAAAAGATACAGACGATGAACTGAAAAGAAGTGATTACACTATAAAACCAAGATTTAGCCAGTCTTTACATAACAAAGGTCACAAAGGCGATGTTGATTTTAATGTTACAGACCATAGCGGAGATGGTGCATAATGTTGATTCAATCTTCTAAAGGTAGATTTAATGAAGACTTGACAAATATAATGACCGACGTTAGACAACCTACGTTTGTCGATAATGCGGTACATTATGCTAAAACTGAACCGAGTAGTAACGGTAAAACGAAAGTAACAATAGAAGCAATAAATGCTGATAATTACGACTTAGCATCTGAGCGTACATATACGATAGTAGAGTCTGAATCTAGTCTTTTTATGACCCACACAGAGTCTCCCGGTCATACTCTAAAAAGCGATGTATGGTCTAGTAAAGGTAAAAATCAAGTTACTGATTTATTGTACAGCGAGGATAATTCAGTAGATAGAATTATGAAAAGTACAACTACATCAACAACTAACGGTTTACAATTAGATTTGCGTAACATGAAAGGTCGGACTTTGAAAGATATAGGGTTTAGAGATGAAAGAGTACATCTTGCACAAGGTATAGATATCGGGTTTAGAACTACTGATTTAGCAATTAAATTGTCTCAAAATGTACCTAATGCAATTAGTGCTGTTACGTTAGGCTCACACATTACAACAACTAAAGGAAGTAGTAATAGAAGGAAGGCTAGTCATATATTTTTAGCATCTGATTTCTACGGTATTAATTTAATCAGCGCGTTAAGATTTGTGTCTAGACACGATAATCGAATTACTATGATGAATAAACACGGTGTGTTAAATTACGTTCCGTTTAACTATGCTGATACAAGTAGAAAAATACAAGGAAATATCCGTTTTGGCTCAAAAGAGACTAATCCTGTCGATAATATAGAAAATCGTATCACTGTACAAGGTAAGCGTATAGCATTGAATGAAGAGTTAATTCTTACTATGGATGATAGAAGTAGGCAACAGAGTAAATATAATTCTGATATTGTGGAAAGTATATCTCCGATTATTGATGAATCTATAACTAGCACTTCGCGCGCTAAGACAGTAGCAAGACAGATATTGAAAGCAAACGCATCTGCCACTGGTGCTTTGAAATCAAAAGGCCATCCTAATTTATGGGAGGTCAGACCGGGGGATATTATAGAATATGATGGTAAGCGATTAACTGTGTTAGATGCACAACATAGACTATCTAATGCTTTGAGTAATTTTACTTTCCTTAGTACCGATACGGGTTTAGAAGGGGTTTTACAAGGTATAGCCCAAGGGAGTGTTGCTACTTCTTCAAAGAAAAGACCCGATAAGACAAATCAGATTACAGACGAGAACTTTTCTTTCTTCGATAGTATAGAAATAATTGTCACTCCAACAATCAAAATTATTGAATTATCACACGCGGGCTTCCTAATTGGGGGAAATAGCGATAGGGGAGTACTCGGTGGGAACAACGAGACCATCGGACTCATTGAAAAAGAAACCACAATAATAGAAGGTGAATCATAATGCCAGCGAATGACCATTTGAAACGTTTGGTGATAGAAACTATTGCTAGTAATATCAATGAAATGGTTATCGGATTCGACAGTACACCTGCTACTAGTAGTGACGGTAGTGCTGGTAGACCAGCGATAACAATAACGCCTACTGTACGCATTATGGATAATTCAACATTACTTGTAGAAGGTAATTTAACAACAGCAGATACATTCGACGAAACACTCAAAGAGGTATTCGTGCAATTAAGGGGCACAAGTGGATTTACCCCTATTACTAGACATGTTTTTAATCCAATAAAGAAAACATCTACGAACGAAGTAGTAATCCAATTAATGATAGAGGTTAAGTGATATTATGGTAGAGAATGTTATTTCAGGACACACTGGTACATTGACAGATGGAGATTATATTCTTTCTCCGTCTTTAACTAATATATTTGAGGGCATACATGGTAATGGAATCTTGATGTATGAAGATACAGCAGTAGGTGATAGTAATAGAAACGCTAAGGTTACAAGCCCCGGATATGTTTCAGACAATGGAACTAATTCAATCGTATTAAGAGGCGGATATGCTGTATTAGACGGTTTAATCATACCTTTTGGTAACATAGCCGCAGGTGCTACACAAACTATCACACTACAACAAAGTACTATCGAAGGTAACACATCTGCATTAACTAGCGGCCAATCTTGTTTGTTAGTTGTTTATGCTTGTAGTGATACAGATAACAACGGTATACATATAGAACAGGGTTCCCCCGTATCTACTGGATTTCCTGTAACACCTGAGGGCTTCTTAAGTGACACGAGCGGTCTAAACGGTAGCCTAAATCTTGCTTCAAAGCAAAGTACAACGCTTGCTGTTGTAAAATGCGTTTACAATTCAGGTGCTGGAGATTTAGATATGGAAGTGACCGCAGTATACGATGTACGTACATTCGTAAAACCTAGTCCTATTTATTTCAGCCCAATGACTACTGGTTCTCTTGGTAACCAAACGGGTAGAATTGATTCAACAGCAGACCTTGACGGTATGCACGGTGGTGGAGATGAAGTCGGGGGACTATCATCATCCAACTTTGGTGGCATGTGGATGTCTTACAGTCACGGTACGGATGGCTCAGATGGAGACCACGTGTTGTACTTTAGCGGTAAACAAGGTGGTTCGAGAAGAACACATCGAATCGGTCCAAATAAAATTAGCGTATTGAATACGGCGCAATCGGTTAGATTTGACGGGCCTAATATATTCAACGCAACGCCAGCAAGCGGTGATATTAACATAACACCTACTGGTACCTTTCCTCCAAGTCACATGATTATAGTCAATAATGCTCAGTCTAGTACTCATAAAGTCATATTTGACCCTAGTGGACTCAGCAATGGCTCTGCTACTGTGGGAGATGTAGGTACGTCTTCATCTGCTATATTTGTTTACAATGGCTCTGCGTGGGTCAAAGTATTCGCAACATCATCAGCAGCGGGCGCAAGCGGTTCAGCAGGTGCTATACAGATAAGTGATGGTAGTGCTTTTGCTAACGACGCGCAACTCACATTTACCACAGCGAGTAACACACTCAATGTCGGTGGTCCGATAATTATGGCAGGTTCATTACTCAAAGAACCAAGTGGTATACAGTTTTCAAAAGTCGATGATAATCCCGGCAGTACAGCGTTTACTCTATGGGTAGACGAAGACGATAGTGACAAACTCAAATTTGGAACTACTGCCGTACAAATGGTAGGCGGCTCGTCAACAATGGATATTAACGGATTAACTGCTGCTGTATTAGCATCGGGTGATTTCATATCTTTTTCAGATACA